GGCGACTTTAACGAAGCAAAACGACTAGCTGGATACAGCGATAATACTAGCGTAGGCGAGGTTATTAAAACTTTAAAAGATGAAGTATTGGAACTTACTAAAGAATATTTGGCACTCAACGCTCCACGTGCTGCGATTGGCATGGCAGGAATTTTGCGTGACCCCGGCCAACTGGGTACGGCAAACTTACTCAAAGCGGCCACTGAAATTTTGGATAGAGTGGGCGTTCAAAAGACGGACAAAGTAGAAGTGGCTACACCTAACGGTATTATGCTGTTGCCACCGAAACAAAGTGACGAAGAAGAATAGGTTACCTTACTATGAGTTGCCTGATCCGGTAGGTCTACGCGACTCAGAAGGTAATTGGATGCAGATACCAAGGATTAGTAGAACTATTCCTTTTGGTTATGTACAAAACGAACACGATCCTGATATTCTTGATCCTGTGTTCTTAGAGCTAGAAGCTTTAGACTTAGCTCGTCAATATGTAAAAGAATACTCCTACCGAGAAGTTGCAAGGTGGTTAAGTGACAAAACTGGACGATCAATTTCCCACGTTGGCCTCAGAAAGCGAGTCAACACGGAAAGAAAAAGAAAAAATAAAGCTACAGCTTACCGCAACTGGCTTGCCACGTACAAAAAAGCCCTCGAAAAGCTTGAAGAACTTGAAATCAAGCACACAGGCTCGAAAGAAAAAGGCAGCAGCGAGGAAAAAAGCCGAGCAACCGCCTGAACCTAAGATAAAAGAAGTTAAATCTAGTAATAATACGGTTAAGCTTTCTTACGAAGAACATAATGTAGTATTTAAGCCTAACGTAGGGCCGCAAACAGACTTTCTTGCAGCCAGTGAGCGTGAAGTTTTATACGGAGGAGCAGCAGGTGGTGGTAAAAGCTACGCTATGCTTGCTGATCCGCTTAGATACTTAATACATCCACAATTTTCTGGCCTATTGCTTCGTAAAACTACGGAAGAACTAAGGGAACTTATTTGGAAGTCTCAAGAAATCTATCCAAAGATTATTCCCGGCATTAAATGGTCAGAAAGAAAAATGCAGTGGACTTCCCCTGCTGGTGGTAGGTTGTGGTTGTCTTATCTTGATAGAGATGAAGATGTACTACGCTATCAGGGTTTGTCTTTTTGTTGGATAGGCTTTGACGAGTTGACGCAGTGGGCCACACCATTTGCTTGGGATTACTTAAGGTCAAGGTTGAGGTCTGCTGCATCAGACTTACCTGTGTATATGAGAGCTACTACTAACCCCGGAGGCTCTGGTCACGTATGGGTAAAAAAGTATTTCATTAATCCTTCTAGTCCTAATAAATCGTTTTGGGCTACGGATGAATCTGGCAAAACTCTTAAGTATCCTAAAGGGCATACAAAGGAAGAGCAACCGCTGTTTAAAAGGAAGTTTATTCCTGCTAAACTTTTTGATAATCCTTACTTGGCTGAAAGTGGCGACTATGAAACGATGCTTCTGTCGTTGCCAGAACACCAAAGAAAAAGGTTATTAGAGGGTAACTGGGATGTTTCGGAAGGTGCAGCATTTCCTGAGTTTGACAGAAACAAGCACGTTGTACCTGCGTACAAGATACCTAAAAACTTTCCTAAGTTTCGAGCGTGTGATTATGGGTATGGCTCAAAGACTGCAGTAGTTTGGTTTGCTTTATCTCCTGATGGGCAGTTGATTGTGTATAGAGAACTTTATGTTTCTAAAGTACTTGCACGAGATTTAGCTTACAAAGTATTAGAGCTAGAGGAAGATGACGGCAAAATTATGTACGGTGTGTTAGATAGTTCGTGTTGGCACAAGCGTGGTGATACAGGACCAAGCCTTGCAGAGCAAATGATTTTAGCTGGATGTAGGTGGCGACCAAGTGATAGAAGTGGTGGTAGTCGTATTGCAGGAAAGAATGAACTACACAGACGATTACAAGATGAAGATGAAGATGGCAATCCAAGCTTAGTAGTATTTGATAACTGTTTTAATTTAGTTTCACAACTACCTTCTATACCTTTAGATAAAAAGAACCCTGAAGACGTAGACACTAAATCAGAAGATCACTTGTATGACGCACTTAGATATGGTATAATGAGCAGACCAAGACACGATATTTTTGATTATGATCCTATGTCGCAAACAGATAACTTTGCTGTAGCAGATCAAACATTTGGGTATTAATACATGACAGATACTACTGGTGATTTTGAAGAACAAATTGGTTATGCTCTAGATGAGGGTGCCGATTCTAAAGGTTTAAATGAGGTTATTGCTCATGTAAACGACGCCTACAATAAATCTAAAGATTGGCGTCAGCAATCTGATGAGCATCGTTGGTTGCAAGCGTACAGAAACTATCGTGGTCTGTATAGCTCTGACGTACAGTTTACTGAAGCAGAACGCTCGCGTGTATTTATTAAAGTAACTAAGACAAAAGTTCTTGCTGCGTATGGGCAAATTATTGATGTGCTTTTTGCCAAGACTAAATTTCCTATTACCATTGATCCAACAACATTACCAGAAGGTGTAAGTGAGAGTGTATATTTCGATCCTAAAGAACGTCCTGAAGAAATTGAAGATGACGGACCTGCATCTCCTTATGGATCAAGAGATGATGAAGAGGAGCTTCCTAAAGGGGCCACTCTCTATTCTTTAACTAAACGTCTTGGTCCTCTTGCAGATAAGCTTAGGGGCATCAAGAATTTAAAAGAAGGTGTAGGTACTACTCCTACTGCGGTTACATTTAGTCCTGCACAAATTGCAGCTAAGAAAATGGAAAAGAAAATCCATGATCAGCTAGAAGAATCTAATGCGTCTAAACATTTGCGTTCATCTATCTTTGAGTGTGTCTTATTTGGTACAGGTATTTTAAAGGGGCCGTTTGCTGTTGATAAAGAATATCCTTCGTGGAATGAAGAAGGTGGATATGAGCCTGTTACTAAGGTTGTTCCACAAGCTGCTCATGTTTCTATTTGGGATTTCTATCCTGATCCTGACTCTTCAAATATGGATGAAGCTCTTTATGTAGTCCAACGGCATAAGCTGTCTAAGTCTCAGCTACGCGCTTTAAAAAAGCGGCCATTCTTTAGGCAAGAAGCAATTGAAGAGTCTATTGCTGCTGGTGGTACATACACTCGTGAGTATTGGGAAAACGATCTTAAAGACTACTTTATTAACGAGGCACCAGATAGGTATGAAATCCTAGAATACTGGGGCACTATTGATACTGAAACCGCTAAAGAATACGGCATGGATTTGCCTAAAGAGTTTGAGGACACAGACGAAATTCAGATTAACTGCTGGATTTGTAACGATATGATCCTGCGGCTAGTAGCTAATCCGTTTCAGCCTACTCGTATTCCTTACTTTGCTGTACCTTATGAGCTTAATCCTTACAGCTTCTTTGGTATTGGTCTTGCAGAAAACATGGATGACACTCAAACCCTTATGAATGGGTTCATGCGTATGGCTGTAGATAACGCTGTGCTTAGTGGTAACTTAATTTTTGAAGTAGATGAAACTAACCTTGTACCGGGTCAAGACTTAAAGGTCTGGCCGGGTAAGGTGTTTAGGCGTCAGGGTGGCGCACCGGGGCAAGCTTTGTTTGGTACAAAGTTTCCTAACGTAAGTAATGAAAATATGCAGTTGTTTGACAAGGCTCGTCAGCTTGCTGATGAAGCTACAGGCTTTCCTAGCTTTGCTCATGGTCAAACGGGTGTGCAGGGTACTGGCCGTACCGCTGCAGGTATTTCTATGCTTATGGGTGCTGCCGCAGGAAGTATCAAGACTGTAATTAAAAACGTAGATGACTATTTGCTTCGTCCAATGGGTGAAGCTTTTTACTTTTTTAACATGCAGTTTGATCATGATACATCTATTAAGGGTGACTTAGAAGTTAAAGCACGTGGCACTGAAAGCTTGATGGCTAACGAAGTACGCAGTCAACGATTGTTGCAGTACTTGCAAGTTGTGTCTAATCCTGTGCTTGCACCGTTTGCTAAGTTTCCTGTTATCATTCGTGAGATTGCAACCTCTTTGGGTCTTGATCCAGATAAGGTTACTAACTCAATGGAAGAGGCTGCTAGACAAGCGCAGCTTATTCAACAAGACACACCTCCTGCACCTCCACAACAACCACAACAGCCGGGTCAGCCCGGAGCCGCACCTGCTGGTGGCGCACCGGGTCTATCTCCTGCTGATATGCAGGGCGGCGGCGGTGGAGCTATTGGCATAGGTGCGGCAGCAACTCCAGAGGAAGGACAGTTCAGTGGACAAGCAAATCCTAGCAAAGCTCAAGGCGTGGGTTAACACTAAAAGAAGTTGGGATGGGTACAACGAGTATCTAGACGAACTAGTAAATCAACAACATTCTACAATTGAACGTGCTAATGAACCGATGGATTTGTATAGGGCACAAGGAGCAATTGCAGTAATTAATAAACTAAAAAGTTTACGTGACGAGGTAAATGCAAATGGCTGAATCTAGTACTACGAGTAATGGCTTTGTTATACCTCGTAGTTCAAATTTGTATAAACCTAAAGAAGAAGAAGAAACACCAGATTATGCTTCTTCAGAACGGTACAGAGAAAATGAACGTAATCCTATGCGAACAAAAGCATATGATGCAGTCATAGCAGCAGGAGGCAATCCTAACGCAGCTAGAATTGCTGCAGAAGCAGTAGATTTTGTTCCGGGTGTAGGTGAGGCTGCTGGAGCAATTGATGTAGCACAAAGCTTAAAAAGTAAAAAGTACCTTGGTGCTGGGTTAAATACAGCAGCGTTAGCTTTAGGTACAGCACCTATAATTGGGGATGCAGCAGGTAAAGCTTTAAGAGCTATTGGTAAAAAAATATACAAACCTAAAGTTTATACACGTAAGGATGGTAGCATTATTGACGAAAAAGATGCTGATTTTTCTGATATACAAGAAGCATATAAACTTGAAAAAAGCCAAAGACAAATACAAACACCACAATTAAAAGAAGCAGCGCAGTTATTAAAAGACGAAAAAATAAATAAAGAAACTTTTGATGAAATTGCCGATACGTTTTATCCCTCTAAATTAATAACTGAACTTCCAGAAGTTCCAATACCTAGAAGAATTGAAGCTGTTGTAGCAGGAAAAAAAGCTCAAGGTAATGTTATAACTCCTGAAAGAAGTAAAGAATTAGCAGGTCAAAAAGTATCAACTAGACTTGATATTCCTGCATATAATAACTATAATACATGGGTTGTAACTGTAGCTAGTCCTGATAACACTTTTAAATCTACATATGGTGAATCTGCAAATTTAACAAAGGTAGTATTTGGTAGTCCAACGGGACAAGCTAAAGCTTTAAAAATAGCTATAGGGGGTGCTAAGACTCCTTTTGCTGTAATGGAAGGTACATGGAAAAATAAATCAACAGAAGAACTAGCTTTAATTGCACAAAAACATCTTGCTAATCCCGCAAAATCTGATTGGATTCAAGTGGGTATGAATCCTTACAAGCATAGTTATTTTTATGATAAAGCTTCAATGCTACCTGTAATAAGTGCGGATGAAGTAATTCAAATTGGATCATTAGTACTAGCTAAAGGAACTAAATACGGAAAAAAAACAGACTATAAATTTAAAAAAGGTGGTACTATGGCTAAAGATGCACAAGCAGAAACAATAACCATTGGTCTTAAAGACGAAGGCGGTATGGTTGATGAGGCAAGCGGCAATGAAGTACCTAACGGTGCTTTAAAAGAAGAAGTCCGTGATGATCAACCAGCTATGCTTAGTCCCGGTGAGTTTGTTATACCTGCTTATGCTGTACGGTACATTGGAGTAGAACGGTTAGTAGGAATTTTACGTGAAGCTAAACAGGGCATGGAGCAGTTAGATGACATTGGTTTAACTGGCGAGCCTAACTCAGATGATGCAGGTTTAGAAACTGCTGTGCTGCCTTCTGAAATGCAGGAAGAAGGTGGTATGCCCACACTTGCTGTTGGTGGTATGCCTACAATTAAACCCGGAGCAGTAACTACTAAAGCATTAACTAATCAGCCAACACAACAACCTTTTGGTGTCGCGCCACCTGCAGCCATACAACCTGCGGCGGCACCTGCTTTTGCTGCTCCTTCTCCTCTTACTCAACAAATGTATAGACCTACTGCGCCTATTCGTCCTCCGGCCCAGCAAAATGTTACTTATCCAGAATTTCAGTATAGTCCAACTCCCGGCGGTGGAGGCTATGGAGTAGAAGAGTATGTTGGACCTCAAGGCCAAGCTATTTTTGTTACTACTGTAGGGGGCAAACCCGTAAGTAAAATTCCTGAAGGGTACGTAACACGCGCAGAGTACACTAAAAAACAAGAAGAAGGTATAACTACTCCTACTTCTCCTACTGAGCTACAACGTAAACCTGAAGACATGGACCCCGGTGATGTTACAGAAGGTTATGATTCCGGGTCAGGAAATGATGGGGGTAAAGGTGCTGCTGCTATGTACGCTTCAGCAGTTGAATATGCTTATGGTTCACGAAGCACTGCAGGAACAGTTGGCGCGGCTGCAACAGGATTTTTAGGGGGAGGTATACTTGGGGGTATTTTAGGTCTTCTAGGCATAGGTGATAAAGCAGGTCGTGCCGCAGCAAAAGCGTATGTAGAAAGTGAAGCTGGTAAATACCACGGCACAAAAGGAGGTCAATTAGAAGGCGGTAAAAATATTAAAGATTTAACGCCAGCACAAAGACAAGATTTAGCTGAAAAAACTGCAGCAACTAAAACTTTTGTTGCGTCAGATGAAGGCAGAACAGGTTCAATAACTCAATTTGCAAACGAACAGGCTAATGATCAAGATAATGCTTTTGCTGCAGGTAAAGCAATAGATGCTGCTATTTCACTATATGGTGAAGATAGCGAGCAAGCTGAAACAGTAGCAACAAATAACGCACAACAATACGGTATTACTGTAGGTGGTGGTGGTACGGGCACTGGTAGTGACGCCGCAGCGCCGTATGGAGGAGATGCTGCGGCTGAATTTGGCGTCGGTGACAGCGGCGGCGGCAGCAGCGGTTCGTCTGGCAGCGACGGTTCTGGTAACTACGGCAGCGACGGCTCTATGGAAGGTGTAGGTATGGCTGAAGGTGGCTTTATTAAAA